AAATCCCAATTTTATCGATGTTTTGAACTACTTTATAAAATGCTTAATTTATTCTGAAATTGAATTTATCAAATTTTCGATAGTTTCTTTTGATTTTTTAACGTTTGCTGTGATATATTTTTGCGTTGTAATAATATTTGTGTGTCCAAGCGTAAAAGATACCTGCTCGATAGGGATTTTAAGATAATTAATCGAATACGTGCCGATTAGATGCCTGATGTCGTGTAGCCTTATTTTTGGTAGATCATTGCGCTGCAGCAATGAATTCCAACTTTTCCTAAGATCTTGAAATTTAGTATTTGTCTTTGGATTGATGAATACATAGTCATTTAGTCTATTTTGCTTCTTTGCTTCGATGAAACGTCGATAAATACGGCTATAAAGCTCATCGCTCATTTTATAGATCATATCGCGCTTTGCTTTATTAATCTTAAACGGGATAGTATAAGTCCTGGTCTTAAAATTTATATCACTAAATTTCAAACTCAATACCTCATTTTTACGCCTACCGTGAAGCAAGAAAAAGAATATATCGCAGTTTGACTCTTTGTTTTCAACAATAACTTTTATAAATTTCTTTTGGATCGCAATGCTATAATCAAAATATCTTTTATTGTCAAATTTTGGAAGCTCCACAAAATCACACGGATTTTTAGATATGATCTCAAGCTTTATAGCAAGCTTAAAAATAACTTTAAGCTTAGCAACAATATTTTTAACTGTCTTAATATGATACTCCTTCTTAATCAGCTCGTTACAAAACCGCTGAATATCAATAAAATTTATCGTTTTTACTTCTCGCAAACCAAGACCGGCTTTAAAATGCTTATTATAAGTCGCAATATCACTCCTAAGTGTAGATTTGCTTAATGAAAGCTCATAAAAATCGATATAATCGTTAAATAAATCATTTAAAAGCAAAATTCACACTCCCTTAAGCCACGATTTGCAAAATCTTCCAATAATGGCTTATTTAAATCATGCTTCTTATAAAAATGTGTAAAATTATCAAGACCACGTTCAAGCATTAAATTTTCGACGTAAGCTAAATGCTGAATATTGCAATTTTCTTTATCAAGCTCCTGGTAATAATTATATAACTCCCAATTTTTCATCTTTGTAACAGGTTTTTTAAGCTCACCAAAGAATATCGCCATGTCTCGTCTGAATGCTGCAGCCTCTTTAGCAAGTTTATTGATCGTGACGTCAATAGACTCAGGACATTTACCATCTATCCGGTAAGAATTTTCTAAATTTTTGCTTGGCCGCATCCTATCGTAGCTATTTATGAGCTTGCCGGCGATATAGTGCTCGAGTTTTCCATCAAGATAAACCAGCTCTTCACGCCTGAAAGGTAAATTTAGATAGATATAATCTTCCGATTTATTCCACTCGATCACATTCTCACTATCGTTTAGAGCGTCATTTAAGTGATAAAAGTCTTGAAATGAACTGATAAAATTTATCTTTCTATATACCCAAAGAGGCACTTTAGTGCGCGAGCTTAAAAAACGTCTCACTTTATGCTTAATATACCAGGCTGCAAGCTCATCAAGTTCGTCAGTCTCTTTTAGATTGATAAAAGTCTTTTGAATATACTTCATCACGTAGCCGGTAGGATTATTTATAGATGTTTGAAAGCCGTTAAATTCGCCATTTCTAGCTTGTTCAGGAGTTATCGCGTCAGTTTTTAAATTTTGAGGAGCATAGAAAACATCTTTATAGATATTTTGCATAATCTTAACACAATTTGCCGGGACATAAAAAAGCGCGTGAATATGTGGCACTCCGTCTTTTTTATGCGGCTCAAAACATCGTATGTAAGAGCAATCTATTTTTCCAACGCGTGCGTTAAAGCGCCTGAAAAAGGTGCGCCACTGATGATTTAGCACGGCAACAAGATTAGAAATCGTAAGAGCAACGCAATTTTTGATTTTATACTTGATTTCAGCGGGTAAAAATTTCATATCGATAGCCTTAAATTTGGAATAATCACCCTGAAGCGCACCACGAAAGCAGCCGTTAAGCGTGATAGTAAGAAACACCGGGCACTGATCATAAAGGATAGAAAAAGACGCAAGCGTATTGACGCGGTTTGAAACTTCAGCGTAATACTTAGAGCTTAAATTTGCACTAAACGAGCAATCAAGCAAGCTTTTACACTCTCCAAGCTCATTTACGAAAGTGTGAGAGAGCATATAAGCCTTCTGTTGCTCTATCTTATCGCGACAAATTTGTAAATCTGTTTCAGTTATTCCAAACACTCTTATACCCTGACAACTGCCGAAAACTTAAAACTGGCATTTTTTTATTAAATTGACAAGGGCGGCCATTTCTTCGCGGTGCGCTCCGCGCCCCGCTCAGTCATGACCGCCTATTCAAGCTGTCTAAAACAGCAAACTTTATGTATCTGGCGCAGTCAAAAATCAGACTATGCCAAACGTTCAAACAAAGGGGCTTTTAGGCGAAAGCGTTTTAAAACGGGTGTTTGATCAGTGCGCGGCTCATTCGCACTTTATTTCCGCTTACAAACTAATTTATTCGCCTTGTCTACTATTAGGGGAATAAATTCCCCTAATGACCCCGACAATTAAAAATTAAAATTAAGCAAATTTTAACGTCAAAGATCTTATACGTTAAAGTTTTCTTAAATGACCTGAATCGTTAATGTAAGTATGGTGTTGATGTCTTGATCTTGCTCGATAGAGAACAGATACTTTAAGATGAAAATGTCTTTTAAAATAGGTATGCCGTTACGCTGCCGTTGAGTTGTAGTCTTGTTTATGCCAGAAAGCACTAATACGTCACCACGTTTTAAAGAATATGAGCTTTTAAGCTCCTTTTTTGATGTTGTAGGCGTTAATGTATTCGTGCTTGATAAAAGATCTTCTAATATGAGGTGTAAATCAAAGTCTATATGATCTTTAAGAATGACAGGTTTTAAATTTATCTTTAAACCGACGTCTTTATATTCGTAAGAGTCTGATTTTTGAGAATTTACGCTTGTGATTTCTGTTTTTGATACCAGGTAAGGAATATTCTGAACCGCGCTGAAATAAACTTCCGTATGGTTTTTAGCTGTTAAAAATGGTGATGAGATGATTTTAGTAATGCCGTTGGTTTCAAGAAAGTTTAAAACACCAAAAAAGCCGCTATCATCACCACGAATAACGTTTGAATTTGTCGTATATGGTGAAGTAATGAGATTTATATAATATGCTAAATCACCGTGATTTAATGGCTTCAATAGCGATGTAAGCTTTGTGCCTTTGTCTTTGATATCTTTTAAATTTGTCTCTGTGATAGTAAGTTTGAATTGAACTTGCTCAAATGGCTTATCGATTTGATTGATTGCTTTTTGGATCTGATCATAAGTAAGATCATCGGCACGGAAAAATATTAAATTTGACGTAGTTGAATATGTAGCATTCAGATCGAAATTTGACATGATATTTTGAACGTCAGAGAGGACATAATTATCAAGCTTGATAGAACGTAGATCAGAATCAGGCAATTTTTTATCTGTGATGTAATAAAAATTGTCTTTTTTATATAGATATAAATTCTTAGCCTCAAGCATTTTTCTAAACATAGGAATAGTGATAGGCGTTTCTTGCTCGTAGATAAAATAATAATAGCTTTCGTTTATACTATCATCAGTAACTATTGCGATGTTATTAAATTTGCTAGTAAGTTGAGCGAAATTCAAAAGATCAGTATAGATCGTTTCGGCTTTTAAAAAGCTACTTAAAAAGAGTAGGGCTAGTATCAGTTGTCTTAAAGCTTTCATTTGAGACATCCTTTTTATTAAATTTATTAGATGTTTGAACTAGATCATCAAGAGCCGGAGTATCAAACACCAAAAAATACTCCGTAAAATGAGAATTTTTAGTAACAGGATAGAAATAAAGAGGCTTGCTAGAGGAAATGATAAATGAAATATATGAAAATGGAAATGTATATCTTTGATTGATGAAATGACAAATTTCGTTGATACAAATAAGGTTATAAATATAGGATTGAGAAGTAGAGTCTGATTTAGGCTGTTTTTGTTGGGATGATGGTTGATAAGATCTAGGCTGCTGTAATGATTGATGAGGCTCGGGGGGTTGGACGGGATCAGGATCATTTTTAAAGCTAGAAATAAAAAAGTAAAAGTAAATAGATAATACAATAAATAAGAATAATGAAAAATAAAGAAATCTGCGAACGAACGAATTTTGAGAAGTGATCTGCCCGGAATGATACAGATTAAAAACCTCTTTCAAATAAGGAATATTAAATTTTTGCATAATATCTTTTTGATACATTTTATAAGAGCCGTAGAGCATATAACGAAATTTATTTTTAAACAGTCTTTTTGAGCTATCTACAGCTTTTATAAAATACTCGGCAATACGTTTATATTCATTATTAACAAGCGTCAAATCTTGCGTTATAAGCATGATGTCCTGGTATAAATGGCGATGATATGTAAGCCACCATACAAGCACAGGATTTTCTTTGTCTTTCAAAAAGTTATGGCACTCATCGAGAACAACAAAGACGTTATAAAGCTTAAGCTCTTTAGCTTTCTCGTTGATCTCCTCATCAGTTACATTATCTAAATAAAGAGCGTGCAGCATTTCCATATCAGAGTAAAATTTATCAAAGTCGAATTTAATAAATCTATCACTCTTCTCAAATTTAAATTCATTGATATTCGTATAGCAGTAATCATAAGTTTTTTGTTTTTCAGGTTTGATAAATTTAGATAAAAATATATTTTTCGGCTCATATAAGAATAATTGATAAATTTTAAATACGGCATAATAAGTTTTTCCGCTACCTGGATTACCAACAATGTAAGAAATCATTTAATAAAACCTACAAAATTTACGATACTACTTCTTAATTTTTCAAACAACTTAATACCAACCTTTAAACCAATCAATAAAAATAACGAAATAAATATAGGCATGCATAAATTTAAAACATCAACTAAAGCCTTTGAAACACCAAGAGCGGAAAAAAGAGAAACAGCTAAATAAGAAACCTCATTTGAGCCACCATTACTAATCAAATTTTTTAAATTACTCAAAAGATCAAACAAAAAACCAAAAAGAAAATTTGCAACATAAATAAGAGTTCCAAAATAAGTAATCATAAGAGCAAACATAGCAATTTCAATGGCAACAATCTTAGTAAAAGCTACTTTTCTAAGAATAAATCCAGCTAACTCACCAAGAGAAAGCTTTTTAAAAAGCCAAGCTAAAGCAGCATATATAGCAGGCAAAATTTATCCTTTCAAATCAAAATCACAAGAATTCTAAAAATCAAATAAAACATAGCGACAGCGAAAAAGAAATAAAAAATATAATATGAAATTTCAGAAACAGAGGAAAGATCTTTACAATAATCTATAACAACAGCTTTAGAAGTGCCATTAGGCAAAGGTATATCTTTTTTTATAGGACAAGTTTTTTTAACTTCAATCTGAATTTTATCAAAACCTTTACCCTGGACATTTTTAATAAACTGATCTATTCCGTCTCTTACCCCGTCAAATTTAGAGACACTTTCATTAATGTGGCTTTTAATACTATCATATAAACCATTGCGCTCTTTTTCCAAACCACCATCATCAAAATCCCTGGAACTAAAATTAATACCATCATTATCGCCTTTTCCTCCACCACCAGGAGCAGTGTTATTATTATCTTTAGGCTTATCAGAATTACCAGGATTTGTTTTATTGTTATCTTTATGATTTGGATTAGGTTTAGTTTCTTCTCCAGTAGAACCACCGCCATTACCACCACCTCCAGGATTACCTGGATCGGTTTTATTGTTATCCTTTGGATTATCAGGATTTTTTGGATCAGTTTTATTATTGTCTTTGATATCAGGAGTTTTAGGGTCTTTAAAATTAAAAGCTAAACCATTTTTACAAAGACCAGTCCAAATAGAATTATCCCTTGAAATAGCAGCACCTAAATCAGCAGTAGAGCCAATACCCTCACAATAACATCTTTGAACATCATCACTAGTAGCTTTCGAACTGCAATCTATACAAGAGCCATCAGTAAAGCCCCACTTATTCTTATTTACGTCTGTGCAATCAACGAAACATTTATTACCAGCCTGATCCCACTTCTGCCCAGTAGGACAAGGAGCAACACATTTACCGGTAGAAGTATTGAAATTTTCACCAGGTTGGCAAGTTATCCTTTCATCGATACTGAACCTTTTAACAGCACTGTAAGATATGGCATTGCAGCCACTCACACTAGAATCGCAGCCGCAAGCCCATCCATTTATACCTCCCAAACTTTTCATGATATGAGAACAATACTCAATAGATGCCTTTTTATCAAAATAATAATATTCTCCGTATCTTATTCCAAAACCTGAAACAGGAGCAGGCAAGATATAACCAACATCACTTTCTGCAATACGATACCTATAAACGATATCGCCTATCTTAAAATATGATTCGTTTAAAAATTCACCGTCAAGCTGTTTAAATTCATTGGCGGGATAATATGCAGGATCATAAAAATAATCAGTACCAAAAACATTAAGGGATATCAAGAAAAAGAGGGAGAATTTTAAAATTTGAGACATTTTAAAGCCTTTTTATAAATACTTCTTTGTTAAAAGTATCAAGCCCGCACACATAGGAAAACACAACAGAACAAACCAAATCATTATCGAAAAGAAATAATCAAACGATAAAACACCAGTTACAGTAAAAATTCCTATTGACATCTTATTTCCTTTCTTACTTTAAAACTTACTAAGAACCAAAAATAAAAACATACTAAGCAAAAAACCGCAAAGAATACCACATAAACTCATTAAAAGGTTATATTGCTCAAGCGTTAAATTCAGCTCATACATTAATTTACTCCGAACTTTTTAAAAGATCTAAAGCCAAAGTTATTTTTTTAATAGCGAAGAAAAACAAAATTATTGCACTTATAAAGCTATTCAAAAAGATACCAAGCTTTGTGAGGTCAATAAAGTCGTACATATTTAATCTTTAAATTTAGAACTTTTAAAAATTCGGCCTCTTAAACTTTTAAATTTAAGAAGCCGATAGATTTAACCTTTAATAAGGCGCAAACCTTGTTTAACAGCCCACATAGCACCAAGCGCAACAACTACAACCCCAGCCATACCCATAAAGGTTTTAAGTTCAAGGTCGCCAGTAACTGCACCATCTGCACCAATAGCCACACCAGCGGCCATAGCATTTATGGCATTTAGGCAAACAAAACCAACGGTAATCAACTTACCCTTAAAAGTAGAGAGAAATTTAGGCATAATAGCCTCCTTTGAAATGAATTTTTTTCAGTAGCTACCTGAATAAATGCTTGATCGAGCGCTTATTTAGGTAGCTACTTTATTTTTTAAACGTCTATCTTTATGCCTCTAGACTTTACAAGATCAGAGGCAGCCACAAGAAATTGCATTGCACTGTTTATAAACTCATGATCGTCAGCATAAGTTAGACTATCACGGCTTAATCTTTCGTGATTAGCAAGAATCTCATCGAGTCTTTTATAGCAGCGCTCTATCTCGAGAGCAGTTTCAGCAACATCGAAATTTAGCATTTTTCAACCTCTATAGTTAAAAAACTGATGGTCGTGAAAGCAGCCTTCAAACAACAATAAGCATATAAAACAGACTCATACTTATCTCTATGAATATGACCACTGTTCATAAGATCTTCATAATTCGAAAGAATTTCAAAGACTTCTTCAGAACAAGAATCAATCCTCAAAGCGATATCGATAACATCTAAATCTGTCATTTAATAGCCTTTACTTATTAGCAGCTGCTTTAGCTGGCTTAGAACCAAAAAGAAAGAATTCATAACTTTCAGTTACATTTATAACACGTTGATCATTTGGAAAACCACCATGAAAATTTAGAACTTCTTTGTTTCTGAATTTTTCTTTGACAGCCTTTGCGACAAGACCAGCAGTGTTATTATCAGGGCAAAGAATTTTAAATATAACTTTTTGCTCGACATCATCGATCACGCCAGTTTTTTCATTTGGCACTTCATAAACGTTTGTAGCTGTAATACGAACAGATGGTGAATAGTCGTTACCTTGAAAATTACCAGAAGCAGAACTACGGACAGAGCCGAAACTTAGAGAGTAAGAGACATCGTATTCTTGTTTTACGATTTCCATGTGACATCCTTTTAGGGTAAATTTTTGAGACATTTTTAAAAGCTCCCTTGCAAAGGATGTCTCAAACCCAAACAAGGGAGAAATAGTTTTTCGCCATATTCAGGGCGGAATTTACATAAATTTGATAAAATCAAAGATATGTAATATTTACAGGATTTCAGCAAGTAAATATTACATTAAATAAACTTATAGATAGTTTAAAAATGTAAATATTACAGGTAAAAAAATGACAAACTCAGAAATTGCAAAAAAACTTAAAATCGCAGAAAAAACTATATATAATTGGAAAAAAAATAGAAAAGAGTTATTTGAAATAATAGAAAATGGACTAAGTCTAAAAGAAATACAAAATAATTTACATGTAAATAATACACATAAAGAACTAATAGAACTACTAGAAAGACTATCAAAACAAGAAATAGAATATTATATATCAGACATAAAAACAAGAATTTTAAAAAAGGAGTTAGATAAATAATTAAAAAAACAAAAATATTATAAAGGAGTAATTAAAGATGGATTTCAGCAATGAATTTATCAGAGGTTTTGGAAATGCATTACCATTTTTAATATTTGCAATATTAATAGCAGTAGCAATAACATACCTCAAAAGCAAAATCTAAAAAATTATCCCTATTCTTTTATAGCAGAATAGGGATAACATAAAAACTATAAAAAATAAAATTTTAGCGGGGGGAGCGAACCCGACTTTTAAAAGTGAGGTTATATAATATTTAAATAAATCAATTTATTTATAACTCACTTTTAAAATCGGCTCCCCCTGCGACCCTATTATGTGCGATAGTGCAGGACCCTTCCCCGCACTACATATCGCACGCTACGCACAACTACAACGAATTAATCAAAATCACTAAATAAAATTTTAAGTTGATCAAACTTTTGAGCTTTAATATAATTTTCAAACCAACTTTCAAGCCAAGCGGGGAAAGGATTTCGAGATCCCCAACCATTTACAGTTGAATAAGGCAAATTTAATAAATTAGCCAACTCTACCTTATTAATATTACAAAGATTAAGATAATTATTAAATAACTTTCTATCCATAACAATACCTTTCAAAATTTAAATAATAGCAAATAAATACAAAAAAGTCAAAAAAAATATCTAATAAACATATATTTAAGCTTTTTATAAGTATCTATTAGATATAATATACTTATAAAAAGATAGATATTAGATATATCTTTAAAGAGCGCGACGAGACGACACCAGCCAAGATGAAAATCTCGCCGCTTTAAGTTGCTCTGTAAAAAGAGCCTTCATTATAGCACAAAATAAAGGATACACGATGCAAGCTACAAACACACAAACAGAAATCAAAAACATAGAAGCCGGCGTAAATATGCGCATAAAAAACAAGAAGCAAGTATCACAAGATGAAAACGGCCAATATCTCGTGCGCTTCTATAGCGACGTTCTAGGTCGATACTGCTACGTCAATGAGGGATCAGCAGTATCTTGGGAAATTTGGGACGAATATAATCAAAAAAGCAAAAAAATATTTGCCACTATAACATCAAAAAATAGCGAAAAATATTATGTTGATCATCGCTTCATCGGTGACAAAAAACCAACATCAAACCACGACATAGATCATTTCTTAGCTATGAAAAACGGTAGCATTCTTGCAACACAAATAAATAGCTGGAATTGCTATTTTAGATTAAACAATTACGAATATGAAAATGAGATATTAGAATTTTAATAATTAAAGAGGAGCTATACTCCTCTTTAATCCCCAAAGAGATTTTAGGCAAACTAAAAAATAAATTTCAAATCCTACAAGGATAAATTTAAAAGAACTTGCTAAATTTTCAAACTTTAAATAGATAAGTTCAAATCCTATAAGGAAACATCTATTTAAAACTAAAGAAATTATACATCCATATATTTAAAATAAGCTTATAATAACTAATTTTCTCAAAAAAAATAGCACATAATACTCATAACCCGAAGGTCGGCGGTTCAAATCCGTCCTCCGCAACC